AAATTTTTTAATTTTAATTAGGATATTTAAAAAATATTTCATACATTTAATATATGGTAAATAAATTAGTTCTACAATCTGTTATAAACAAATACTACTTGGGCGAAAACGAATCTGTCAAGTGGAAAATAAAAGATAATACACTCACTATAGACTTTATGTCTGTAAATAAAGAGGTAATAGGTAAAATAGTATATGATGGTTTTGATGTAGAGGATAGTGAATTAGCTATCTTTGATACCAAAAAATTCCTTAACCTACTTTCTATTACATCAAATGACTTGATGTTTAATTTAGAAAAAGGTAAAAGCGTTTACACTAAAATGCACTTTGCAGACAACTCATTTAACTTAACTTATGCACTTGCAGATCCTTTATTGATTGGAAAAGTAGCTTCCGTTACAGAACCAGAATGGGATGCCTGTTTGACTTTAGAAAAAGAACACGTTGACAATTTAGTTAAAGCCAAAAATGCTTTAACAGGTATAGGTTCAATGACTATCTCTGTTGATCTAGATTTGAATGGAGATAATATGTGTTTGTTTACATTTGGAGACGAGCAAGGCCACAACAACAAAATTACCTACCAGCTATATGGTAAAATTAAACAGGAAAAAGTTGAAATCCCATTCAACTCAGATATGTTTAGAAACATATTAAAAGAAAATAAGGATTTAGAGGAAGGATATATTTGGTTAAGCTATCAAGGTTTAATGAAACTTGAATTCAATTCAGAAAATATAACCAGTACATATTATATGGTTCGTAAAGAAGAAAGTAGTTTTTAATATGTATAACTATGGATAAAGAATTTTTATATATGCAAAAACTGGCTGGTGAAAAATTAGCACATGAATATGTAGCTCAATATGGTAAAATAAAATTAAACAATGAATAAATTTGATAGAATTCGTTTTTTAGACAAAAAACTTGAATCTGTTTTTTCTCAAATTGAAGCTATTGTAAAAGAAGACCCAAGTGAAGCTATAGCTTTTAAAAATTTAATAAAAGGTTTCCATCAAATGTATTTGAATATAAAGTCAGATCTAATTGATCCCTACTATGAAAATCAAAATCCAAATATTGAAGAAAAAATAATTGAACGTTTAGAAAGTTTAGTTAAAATAATGAATATTATTATAGACTTTGAGAAATAATTTGCTCATTCAAATAAGTTTTCGTATATTATAGTTATAAATTTAAATTTAGTTATGGCAGAAACAAAAGGTAAAGGTCGTCCTTCTAGGGACGAAAATGACACACAATCTAATTATTGTATTATTAAAGACCCATTAATTGAACCTTACTATATAGTAAAGGATTCATCTAATTTTACTTTAATGGAGAAAAAAATTGCTGAAAAAGGATTTAGAGGAGGTGAAGCATCTGGCAAAGAAAGAGAAATCACTATTGGTTATTACACTAGTTTTAAAAACGCTCTAAACCGAATTGCAAAAGAAAAATTTTATCAAAACCCAGGAGAATATAATTCAATTCAAGAATATATTAACACTTGGAATAAAGTTAAAGAAGGAATGGAATCAATGTTAAACAAGTTAGAAATATGAGAAAATTAGAAGCATTATTTGATGCGGTTATTGTAAAACCGCTTGAGACAGAAGAAACAATGTATGGTTCTATTTTTGTACCTGATGCAGGTAAAGATAGAAATGAACAAGGTGAAGTAGTTGCTGTTGGTCCTGGAAGGACAGTAGCAGGAGTTGGTTTTGTACCATGTGATGTACAAATAGGAGATATTGTAATTTTACCTACAATGGGGTTTTCAAAACTTCAATTTGAAGGAAACGAATATTACATCGGGAGAGAAAATGAAATTTTAGCTAAAATTAAAACAGTAGACAATGAGTAAGAGAATTGAATTTGGAGCAGATGCTCGTCAAAAACTAGTTAAAGGTATAGATACTTTAGCAGATGCAGTAGTATCTACTTTAGGTCCAAATGGGCGAAATGTAGTTTACATTGAAAACGGAACAGTTACATCTACAAAGGATGGGGTGTCAGTCGCGAAGAACATCTCAGAATTGGAAGACCCAATTGAAAATTTGGGAGCACAAATGGTTAAACAAGCCGCTATTAAAACAGCTGATCATGCTGGAGACGGTACAACAACATCAACCCTATTAGCACGTGAGTTAGTTAAAGGTGGTTTATCTAAATTAAACGCTGGAGCAAATGCCGTTGAGATTAAAAGAGGAATTGATGCTGGTGTAAAAGAAGTACTAGCTACATTAAAAGAAGGATCTGAAAAAATTACCTCCGAAGAACAACTTGAACAAATCGCAACTATCTCAGCAAACAATGATGCTGAGGTAGGAAAATTGATTGCTCGTGCTATGGAAAAAGTAGGACGTGAAGGTGTAGTTTATATTGAGGAATCAAAAACAGACGAAACATATTTAGAGGTTGTTGAAGGTATGCAATTTGATAGAGGATATAAATCTCCATACTTTGTAACCAACAATAACACTATGTCATCGTTACTTCAAGATGCTTATGTTTTAATTGCAGATTACCGTTTCACTCAAGTAAAAGAATTGCTTCCTATTTTGGAAGGTATATCTCAAAAAGGAAAATCACTTTTGATCATCGCAGAAGATATTGATGGAGAGGCTTTAGCTACCTTAATTGTAAACAAAATGAGAGGTACTTTAAAAGTATGTGCTGTTAAAGCCCCTGATTTTGGTGAGCGTAGAAAATTGATTTTGGAAGATATTGCAATTTTGACTGGTGGTACTGTATTTGACAAAGATAAAGGTATGAAACTAGACAAATTCAATTGGGAATGGTTTGGTGAAGCTAAAACAGTTACAGTAACTAAAGAAAAAACCACAATAATTGATGGTAATGGAACAGCTGAGGCAATTACCTCTAGAGCAGAAGAGTTACAAGCACAAATTGAAAAAGCACAAACACCGTTTGAAGTTGAAAAACTACAAGAACGTTTATCTAAATTTATAGGTGGAGTTGCTTTAGTTCATGTTGGTGGAAGTACTGAAACTGAAATGAAAGAGAAAAAAGATAGAGTAGATGATGCACTTCACGCTACACAATGTGCTCTAGAAGATGGTATTGTACCAGGTGGTGGTTCTGCTTTATTATATGCACGTGAAGGTCTTACCTATAAAAAATCAGATTCAGATGATTTCAATTATGGTAAAAAATTAGTTTATAAAGCTTGTGGTAAACCATTTGAAACAATTTTACATAATGCAGGATATGCTGAAAGTGAAATGTACCCAATTAATATGGAAATTAGAAAAGCAGGTGAAGTAGGTTCAAACCCATGGTTTGGTTTCAACATCAAAACAGAAAATATTGTTAACATGAAAGAAGCAGGTATTTTAGATCCCCAAAAAGTAACTAAAAATGCTTTATTAAATGCCGCCTCCATTGCAGGAACCATTTTATTAACCGAATGCGTTGTAGTAGACAATCCAGAAGATAAAAAAGAAACTGGAATGGATCCTATGATGGGAATAATGTAAGATATGCTACAAGTAACAGAATATAATGAAATCATCGCTACACGAGTACCCCCTGGAGATCAGTGGGTGCTTGTAAATGATAAAAGTAAAGTGATTCACAAGTCAATAACTGATGCTTTAGAGGCATGGTTTGAAAAAAACCAAGAAAATGTAGAATTTCGTTTAGCTCCTTTTGACAGTAAACTCTATGTTATACGAACATATCAACAATATGATCTAGCAATCCAACCTACAGACATACAAGCAGCAGTTGAGGCTTTAAAAAATAAAGAAAATTATGGTATCTATTCTAAAAACTTAAGTGATAGATCTAACATAGAAAAAGTTTTTGGCCCTCCAAATCCAAACGAAAAAGAAAAAGCAGCTAGAAAAGACTGGATGAATTTAAATTTTACAGCTAAACAAGCTAAAATAAAAGATATTATCACACGTCATCCGAATTGGGATAATGTTAAGACTAAATTAGAAATTAATGATGATGATGAGGCTATTAATGAATTAACTAATCTAACATTTGATCAAAATAAAACTACTGGGATATTTGGGCCTAAATCAAATTTATATTTTCCTCCTAAAACTGGAGAAAATATGAAAAATTTAGGTGGTGTAATGATTGAGGGAACTCATTATGTAGTAGATGGAGATAAAATTACATTCCCTCAAAAGAATAGTCCATTTAATTCTAAAGCATACTTAGAAAAAGTACTTACTACTATTATGGATAATGCTAATGTTGGGTTTGAAATAGTTAATGTTGAAAGAACAGATAATGAAAAACCAGCAACTGCATCCCCTGAAGTTAAAACACTTAAACCTATTGAATTCAAAGATGTAGATAACTATGTAGCAGATGATATTAAAGATACTTTAACTAAAAAATACCCCAATTTATCAGTATCTATATTTACATCTGAAGAATCAGATTTAGCTGTTTTACGAATTAAAGGATTTAAAAATAATAGTGAAAGAGCTGCTGTACAAAATGAAGCTAGTAAAATATTAACTGACTTAATGGAAGGAAAATTAAAACGAGACTTTCAAAGGAGAGCAGGTATTATAAAATAATTTGAAAAGCTTGTCTCTGACAGGCTTTTTTTGTATAATTAGGTTATGAAAGAAAATACGTTATATGTAGAGCGTTTTCGCCCTACCACTTTAGAAACATACGTTGGTAACGAAAGTATTAAAGACACAATCCAAACATACCTTAACCTAGGTGATATCCAAAATTTTATATTTTATGGACCTGCAGGTACAGGTAAAACAACATTAGCTAAAATTATAATTAAAAACCTAGATTGCGATTACCTTTATATAAACGCAAGTGATGAAAACGGAATCGACACTATTAGAGAGAAAGTAAAGGGATTTGCTAGTGCTGCATCTTGGAAAGGTATTAAAGTAGTAATTCTAGATGAAGCCGATTTTATCACAGTACAAGGACAAGCCGCTTTACGTAACGTAATTGAAACATTTTCCCGCTCAACACGTTTTATTTTAACTTGTAACTTTATAGAGCGAATTATTGATCCTTTACAATCCAGATGCCATACCCTTAAAATTGTACCTCCAACTAAAATGGATGTGTATAATCATTTGACTTGGATTTTAGCTGATCAACTTAATTTATCTTACAAGCAAGATGATATAAAAAATTTAATTGTTAAATACTATCCTGACATGCGTAAAATGTTAAATGTTTTACAAATGTCTGTAAAAGATGATGCTATTGTATTAGATGAAACAGTTTTAACCTCAAACAACTATGTTAAAGAGGTATTAAAGGAACTAGCAGGTAAGAAAAAATGGCTTACAATCCGACAAATCATAGCAGATTCAAATGTTAAAGACTTTGAAGAACTATATCGTAATTTATTTGAACATGCTCCAAAATATGCCCCCGGCAAAGAAGGATCTGTTGCAATTATATTAAACGAGCATTTATATCAAGCAAATTTTAGAATAGACAAAGAAATTAATGTAATGTCTGCAATTGCAAAGATTATAGATGTAATATGAAACATTTTTTAAAATACACTCTTTCGTGGGTATCAAATAATTTAGCCGTACCTTTCTGGACAGTAGGACATATACATTTAATGACCTCAATTTACCAAGATATACACGAATTAATCATGTCATTGGGAATGAACCTGATAGTTGCAGCAGGATTTATCCATGACTTTATAGAATATAGAAACAATAAAAACAAATAAAATGCAAGAAAAACCACAATTAAACATTGACTTCCAAAACACAACATCCGTTGAAGGATTTGATGGAGGTAAATTATTTGGACAAGCAGTAGTAATCCGTAAAGTATCTAAATTCCTAGTTGGATCAGACGAGGACATGCTTATCCCAGTCTTTAGAATCAAAGAAAATTTTAGCAGATTCACTTCCGCCTGAATTAAGAGAGGAATATAAAGATATTACTTTAGATGTCTAAAAAACAGATAAAAGATATTTGGGGGTGGTTAAATGAAATCACCCTTTATAAAACACCAATTGAAAACATCTCAGAGGAGTCGTGGGACAAATGGAATTCTTATATGATACATCGATATGTATCTATGAATATAAATTATATTGAGTTATCAAATTATATTCAAACTCTACCCTACGACAACAAAAAACAAATATACACAATTTATAGAGAGATGGTTCCAAAAAACAAGGTGTTCTTGAAATATATTAAATCAAGAACAAAGAAACAGCCTGCTACATTGGTAGAGTATGTAGCAAAATATTTTGAATGCGGTTTAGGCGAAGCCGAAGAATACATTGACATTTTACGTGAACATGGAGTACGCTCTATTTTGTATGAAATGGGAGTAGATGAAAAAGAAGCCAAAAAATTAATTAAATGACATTTATACCACAAAAAGATCCTTTAACAGGAAAACCATATGGGTTATCAATTGGAGAAAACGAACGAATAATCCCAACCACAGATTCAATTGTTGACTCAGTAATTGACCAGTTTGTTGAAAGGGCATCA